AAATTCCCTTTTATCGTAGTAAGTTGTTAGCTCTACTGCCGCTTGTTTAAGTGCAAAAGGCACTACAGTATACCCATAAGTATAGTCAACAATAAATGCTCTAGGATTTCTAGGTAGGTTTATTGAAGGGTCGATTAGTTCTATCGTGCCCTCTTGAGGGTGCAGAATGTATTGGGAAGAATCAAGCTCTTCGGTATACTCAGATGACCTTTTAATCCCTAAATACTCTACACTTATGATAGGAGTATCTGGTAATATGATGTAGTAATTGCTTTGGTTTAGTCGTACTCCTGTAGCCACCGAACCGCTAAAACTAACTTGACAGTATTCTTCTATAATACTATTAACAGCATCAATTAAAGGCTGGAGCTGAGTATCTTGTTTAGGATTGTTTATACCCTTAAATAATTTGTATTCGTTTAGAGTTATAACACTCATATTTGCTCCCAATAAAAAAGCCCCACCCAAAGGTGGGCAGGGCTTCTGTTTTAAGTATTATCTATTACGCCGCTGCGTAAGTAACTGCAACAACACCTTTGTCTTGTCCGTCAGTGTCACGGATTAGAGACTCTAGGTTTAGACGTTGTGTAGCAACGATAACACGACGATCTTTCTCTACGTCGAAGTCAGTACGTACTGTAACTGTACGCTGAGTTGGAACTAGGAAGTTCTTAGTGTTAACTAGTACTGCGTACGCTTTAGCAACTCCAGGAGCTTCGAAGTGGTCAGATACGATAACTGGCATACCGTAGATAGAACCTACTTGACCAGATAGCTTAGTAGCTGCCCCACCTACTAGGTTAACATCAGCCCATGCGTCGTCTTCGATTAGCGCGTAGTAAGCCTCTGTAGAAACTACTAGAGTAACGTCACGTACGTTTAGACCGTAAAGCTTCATTTTCTTACGAGCTTTAAGAATCATTTTAGCTGTAATTGGAGTGTTACCATTAGCTGTCGCTGTAGATGTTTCAACACCACCAGCCTTGTTAGTGTCGCTAGAAGCTTCAGCAGCTGTAGCACGTGGAACTAGACCTTTAGGTTCTGTAGTACCGTTACCTAGTAAGAATGCACGGTCGATTTCGTTAGCGTGAGACTCAACTAAGTGTTGACGAATTAGAGGTAGAAGAGGTATGATAGCATCTTCTGATGTTTCGTCAGTGATGTAGCTCTTAGCAGCAAGCTTCATTGTTTTAAGCGTGATTTCGCTTAGAGCTGCTGTGATCTCGCTACCAGTACTTGCGTCAGTACCGTAAGCTGTACCAGATACCCATGAAGCGTTCTTACGGTCAGGGTTTACTGGGATAGTTAGGTTCGCAGACGTCATTGTAATGTCGCGGAAAAGTGGAGCGATAACAAGTTCTGCTTGAATGTCGCGGATTAGGTCAGTAGAGAACACTGTCTCGTACGCTTCGCTAGAAACTTCGATTGAAGAAGAATCATTTACCGCTTTAACTGTTTCACCGAATTTAGTACCAAAAGTACCTTTCTGTGTAACGATACCTAGTAATACTGCGTCATTAACAGACTTACGAGTATCGGGGTTCATTCCGTCAGTTACTTTGTTATAAGAGAACGACTTAGTACGAGATGCAACTACTTGCTTGATTTCTTCACGTAGTGCTTCGATTTCGTCTTCGCGAGCCTTAAGAGTATCTGCGAAACTCTTCTGGTTGCTAGCAATCTTGCCTTCAAGCTCGTCTACGATAGACTTAGCAGCTTCACGAGCTTGAGTTTTAATTTCTTCAGCTTGCTTAGCAGCTGCGGCTTTAGCAGCGGCTTCTTTAGCCTTTGCGTCAGCTTCTTTTTGGCGTTCTTTATCTAATAGGCCCATAACGTCGTCTAGGGTTAAGCCTGTATTTTCATTTTTTGTTGACATATCTTGGATTTCCTTAATATCTGTATTTTCAGCCTCTTCAGCAGGAGGCACGAATTCTTTTTTAAATGCCTCTGCGTCAACGAGTGACTTAGAGACCGAAAATGTAGAGTCTTGGTTGCAAGGAACGGAAACTACCGAAACCTCTAGTAACTCTAGGTCTGTAATCATATAAGTGTCTGTTTTACTATGATACTCAGCATCATGGATGTAAAAACCTACACTAAATGTGGACAATACGCCATCTTTAATAAGATGGTATACGTCTCCAGCTCCCTTGCTAATCTTAGCTTCGATGAAAAGTCCGTTATCATCTGCGTACCAGTTAGTAGCTTTACCGATTGGCTTGCTATGGTCATGGAAGGCTAAAATTATTGGGTTCTTTGAATAGTTGCTAGTAGCATTGCTCTTTAACCAAGTGTCCTTTGGTATAACATCGCCAGCTCGGTCCTTTGTGACCGTATTGGCGTAGCCACTAATTATAATATCAGAAGACTCGTCGTCAGCCATCTTAACGCTTTTAATCTGGCTGACAATTTTACCTTCGTATTTATTCTTTAGAGTCATTAGCTTGGTTACCTGATTTTACCGCCGGTGCTTTCTTAGCAGGAGCTTTTGTTTCTTCTCCAGCTAGTGCATCTTGGTAACGAACAACGAAGTTGTCCCACGTACCGTACTCTTTAGAAATATCAGCCACTAGGCATGGTGCTTCTGGGTCGTTACGGAACGCTGTTTTACCTGGCAGGTCTTTGCCGTAATGTTTCATTATTTTCTCTAGTAACATTATTTATCATCTTCATTTGTTGAAGGCTTACCGCCTTCCTGACCTGATACTCCCGTAGCAGAACCTGCAACGTTTGCAGGAATTCTGATTTCGTCTAGTAATGGGTCTTCTAAAGGATCTAGTCTCAGTATTTCGCGAGCTTCTTTGCCTAGCATAATACCATTGTTGACTAGAGATGAAAGTCTGTCTGACTCTGCTTTTAAGTCTGGTCTTAGAGCGACCACTTTATGAGTAGTTAACTCAATATCATAAGCAAAGAAAAACTCAAATGCAGACTCAAATTTTCTCATCATCGGAAGAATGGTAGTGGAGAATAACAACTCCATATTCGGCCTAAGGTTAGCATTATTACCAGAATCTAGTAATATATGAGGTATACCCAGTGCTAAGGCTATTCGTTTTTCCATCGCTTCCATGGATTCGTTAAAGTCTAAATCTCTAAAGCTATTTGTATTTAGCGACTTAGCCTTCATTCCAGCATCAAGAATCATAGGTCTACCCTGCGAGTCTTTAGGGTTAAACTTAGACATCCACTCTTTTTCGCGTCTATCTTTTAGTCTGGTAGATAGTACTGCTTCAGTCTCTACGACTAGGCCAATCATTGTACCATTTTCGTAGAATCTAGACTGGAAATCTAGAGCGGTTTCATGTGTGAGAATTGTCTTGATAGCTGCTAGTAATCTTGAACGCCCTCTGAAGTTTCGGTACTCGGAACTTGAGGAATTGTCTCTGATGTGTATGATTTCATTAGGTTTAAACTTAACAATAGAATTATAAACATACTCGCTAACGTACGCCTTTTCATCAGTTTTAATCTCCATGTGTCTTGCAGGTACATGGTAGAAGCCTGAACCGTCAAAGTGAACAAAAACGTTACCCTCGATAATCATGTCTAGAAGTAATAGCCTTTTAAACGTGTTGATATCCATGTATGGGTTAGGCCTGTTGTTCATTAAAGTACTGAGCGTTTTGCCGCGCATGTTACCATCAGCCCTAGCCGTGAAACTAAGTTTGTCTTTTACGTCAAACTCAATATCCGAACCTAAGTCTACTAGAAGGTTAACACAGCGGTTAACAATTTCCATTAGGTTGTACGCGTTTTCACTTGTTCTAATTTTGTTCTGGTTTGTCCCAACGTGTGTACCCGCCTCTTCAGCTATGTACCTTTGGGCGGGGTTTGCTTTAGAATGAATTTTGCTTCGTAAGCTCACTTAACGCTGTCCTCAAATCAAAGAGGCAAATCTACCTTTAGTAGTCTTGCCCTCTGCTTTGTCGCGCTGTTTTTCAACCCAACGCTCCTGTTTCTTAGCGGTGTGCAAAGGAGGCTCACGTCCATAGATAGAATGTAGTTTTCTATGATGCTCTTCGCAAAGAGTAACAGTGTAGTCTACAAGCTCATACCAATACATCTTATAAAAGTCATCTCGCATTGCTCTGACCTCTTCATCTGTATCTACTGGAATATTATGCTCCTCTACGTAATTCTTGAAGAGGGTAGAAACCGTGGTATAGTGGTGTAATTCCAGTTTTTCTTCCGTACTACATATTGCACACTTACAGTCCTTTTTATAGTTGGACTTTATACCGTCTCTAATATGTTTTACGGCAACCCGCTTTTTGGTATTTGCTGCCATAAATTTTTTCCTCCTAATCAATATAAGCTATTATAAACACTTTTATAAATTTGTAAAGTATTTAATTTAGTCCTACTTCTGTCTATACAGTAAAGCTATATAAAGCATATCTCAACGCGTCAGCTATGTGCGAAAATGCATCATGGACAGGTTTAGGCTTTAGTAGCTCAGGACGAGGATCCCACCTATAGTTAGCAAGCATATCTAGAGTATGTATACAAGACTTATCTACTATTAACTTTCCGTTGTCTACTAAGCTTTGAACGTACGCTATACCATCCAGTACCGATTTTATGCTAGGGTTGGACGGGATATCATGTAACTCTGCTAAATCCTGCCTAAACTGCGCAGCGGCAGAGTCACAGAATACAAAGTCCGTATCATCACCCATCATTTTTCGTATGTGTTCTGCGTGTTGGTCTGTATTTCTTTGTGCTTCCAAGTACTCATCAACAAGATAAAATACCTTCTCATCGAAAGAATAGTAGAGCTTAACAACCGCAGTAGGGTCTTTATAACCAGCGTCAATACCCATAAGAGCATCGCAATTTTTAAAGTCACGCCCAGACAAGTCCTGAACATACTTATCGGCATCGAACCCTTCGTATATCTGACCTTCAAACGTTGTAAAGTCCGCTTCATATTCTTGTCTAAACTCCGCATTAGACATTGAAAGCTTAGCCTCTGCAATGTCGGCCTCAGACGTTCTAGGATTATCTCTCCATGTAGAATGTATAGATGCCCAGAAAGGGTACTTGTCATCGTAACCACGCATGTAGAAATCATGGAAGTAGTTAGTACCACGAGGTGTTGAAATAAATATAGCTTTAGAATTATCTTTGTCTAGAGTAGGACGTAGCTGGATGTTGAAAGCATCAACGCCTTTAGGGTCTAGTGCGGCTTCGTCAAATAGTATTAAGTCATAAGAACGACCTACACAAGAGTTAGCTTGGGATACAGAACCCAACTTAATCAAAGAGCCATTCTCTAATACTATTTCCTTATCCTTAGCATTCATCTTTTCTACTTCTATATCGTGCTTCTTAATAAGCTTCTGCTGCTCTGTCCATGAGATATTAGACAGTGAGTAGTTAGGCGATATAATAAGTATTTGAGTACCTGGTTCTAAAGCTTTTAGAAATGCAATGTGGTTAGCACTAAAAGTTTTACCTGTACGTCTTGAAAGACACCCTACCACGAAACGATGGGCAGGGTCGTTGATAGCATTAATAAGTGCTATCTGAGGAGGTATCAGCTCAACCCCCTCCATTTCGAAGAACTTATCAACCGGAAGCTTTAGAAATCGTTTCTCTAGAGGAAAGTCTTGTAGTTCTTCGAAGTTAATACTAGCTCTAGATACTTCCATTAACTACTCCCTAGCTTACTAATTAATTTGTCGTACGAGGACTCTTCAATAACATAGTTGTTATATTGATTATTAGTCTGGTTCTTAATTTGAACTTCCTCTTTCTTACGTTCAAGTTCTAGAAGCTCTTTCTTAACCTTAGCTTCAAATTCTAGCTCTTTCATTTTCATAGCGTGCTGTGCTTGTAATAGGTCTAGAATATCTTTACTAGAGCCCATATCGGTATCGTCCATTTCCTCTAGTTTCTTAGCAATAAGTTCATCCATGACTCTAGCCATCTTAAAGCGATTTCGGAATCCTGCTTCGTGATAAATTCTATCTACATATTCCTTGATCTCACGCTTGTTTAGTTCTGATTGTAAGTCCGCTACTGGAAGTCCTAACTCTTTGCTAGTCTTCTCTATATCGCCTCCAGACATTATATATGCCTCGGCTACTTTTAACCCTTCCGGACTTAACTTTTCTGGGTCTATTAATTCTGTACTGCTCATGTTAATTTAATCCTATAAAGGAGTAAGAGAAACCAGGTATTGTAATTGTGTTCTCTAGTCCTGCGCTCCCGTTAAAGGAGAAATACCAAAAGTCATATTCTATAGATATAAGTGACTCGTTAATTCTTTTAAAGTAAAAACTACATTGAATAGTGTACCAGGTATTCCAGTAAGGGTCACCACTAGGCAACTGCTCGTAGTCGTATCTGTAGCTCTCTCTCATAGTATAAAAAGGTACTCTATTATTAAAAGAAGAAAACCCTATAATACCTTTATCTGATGAAAATGTATCAACCCAGGCTTCCTGCTCGCTAGAGTAGTCCCATGCTACGGGAGTTATAGAGTATCCTAAACAAGCGGAATTTCTTACTGCGGGGTCGTCTAATATAATAGTTAGGTCGGTTAAGATCCCAGAGCCTGTAATCACACCCTCTCCTGAGCTGTTAGTTTCGTGGGGAGGTATATTAAAACTATATACCGGAGTACTGTGGTCTGTACTAGAACCTACATAGCGCAGCCTAGTTCTACCACGGCCTGCATTAAACCATGTGTTTCCACCACGCTTAATGAGTCCTTTAGTCATTTCTATGTCCCACCCAGATCCTCCAGAGCCCCCTAACACCTGGACAGTATCACTGCCGTCAGGGCCGGAGTACACCCCTAAGGGGTCAACTAGGCCCTGAACTGGTATAATAGGGTCGTTTAAGTTCATGCTGTTTATATAGTCACCTTCGTAACCTTTCCCAGTGTACGCTAGGAACATGCCTGAGAAATCCGCCCCGTCTACTGTGAAGTCGTCAGGGTCTAGTTTAATACCAGAAGCCCCCGTTTTAGCAGTCTCATATACTAAGTCACGTCCGGAAGCACGTATGTTAAACTCGTATATCTCAATGCTTTCTATATTCTGACCGGTTCTTATATAGGCGTCACCATTTTCGTAGAAAGCTCCAGAGTTACCGTAACCAAACCCACCTATAGAGTATTCTGCTTGTGCTAAGGAGTTATTATCAAAATCTATAGACCTTCTTATTACAGGAGCAGCTCCTCTTCGGTTACCTAGCTTATCTACAGTAACTACCAAGGTAAACCTGTTATTACTAGGAGTATAAGAGACCGAGGAGCCAGTTACAGGATTTAAGGCATCTGAGAAATAAAATTTTCTAAAGACATCATCGGTATACTCAGTTATTCTAATGTACGTCAAACATTTAACATAGTCAAACATACTATGCATGTAAGTATCATCTCCGTAGTCTACATTAATACCTACCCAATCCTGAAACCAGTCTGTCGCAGTCTTGCCCGACTCCACGGCGGGCGGAGCCGCCGGGACTACGCTAGGATTACATATATGAAGTATCTCATCTCCGGCCCGGTTTACACCAAGAAAGAAGTCGCACGGAGCCTCTGGCTCAGGTCTAGGAGGTGGAGGTGAAAGTAGGGACGCAGATACTGTGTTTGAGAAAGCCCCATAAACTACGTCGCTGCCTGTGCCCTTCACCATGCGGACTTTAAAACTACCCCCTTCCTCATGTATATAGCTACTGCCTGTGCCAGTAAATACCGTAGTACCGTTTCTTACGACTTCTACCCTTTCCCCAATATCTGTGTTAGGGTTCCAATCTAGTAATACTCCGTCATACCTACTAGTAGCGGTTAGTACCCTAGTCTCAGGCTTCACGTGAAATATGATGTTTATGGTGTTACTAGGATATAAATTATCTGTTCTTAGCTGAGCTTGTGTAGCATTAGCTGGTGGTATTACCTTTAATGAATTGGAACTAGTAGAGGTGTTAGCCGATTGCCAGTTTCCGCCTACTAGCCAATATAAATGGTACATCCCTGGACTACTAGGCTCAGTCCATTGCAAGTTAGCATATTTATAGATAGGACTGGTAGAGTTTGATAAGTTTGTTATTTTTTTAGCAGGGTTATCCGCCACGAAGTAGACGGATACCGTTCCAGTTGTATATATAGCCATTATAGTGGTTCCGTACCAGGAGGAGTTCCGGCCTCTTCGTTGATTTCCATCTCAAAGTAATATTTATAGGTATTTTGATTAGTTACATTAGAATCTGTATAGACTATGTCACGCTGTATAAAAAATCCCTCTCCCCCGTCCGTTGGTAAGCTGTAGTTTCCAGAAACTTTAGAGAAAGACCCATTGTTAGTAGACCTCATTACATATCCGTACCCGTCTTCTTTAAGTTTTATCCCAGACCCCCCAGAATTTACCCTAACATTTATAGATACTTCTACTGTAGCTCCTACTATTTCTGCGTTTATTGTACTGTTGTTAGTTGCCATGGTTTCCT